CGATACTCTGACACATCTAGAATATTCTTTTCACCAACATCAGCAACAAGATCAGCAAAGTTATTCTTTACATCAGTATGATCTTTAGCATTAACAAGAAGATAAGCAAAACAATCGTACTGATTGCAATATCGAGTCACAATCTTTTTAGCAGTTTCTGCTGCACTAATATCACACCAGAAAAATCTAATCTGTCCAGACTTTTTGTTACTATTCCAGTACGAATATCCCTTACCAGTAAGAGTATCGTGATGGATTCGATCTGTCATATAAACCATGCGACGAGAACGATAACCCGATGTTCTATAGTTGAAAACATACAGATTCTCATCCTTCTTGAGTTTGTACTCAATATCTTGACCACTAGAAATAGTGTGGGTTTTACCAGCAGGATCAGTCCAACTAGCACCAACTCCCCAACCACCAGCAAGATCATTCATCTGATAATAAGTGGTGATTGCTTCGATCTTGGTTTGAGAAGTAGCAATTTTGTCGCTAAAATTCTTCTTGAGTTCCAAGAAAATATCTTGGGTCTTTTCTCTAAGAGCCTTTACAACACCCTTGGTATACTGCAAACCCTCTCGACTAACATCCATTTCAAGTTCACCAATACCAAAATCAAGTTCAAGATAAAGACCCTGATTGATGATTTCGCCAACAAAACTCTTCCACGAAGCAATATCAGCCTTATTGAAAGCACGATTCCACTTAGCAATATGATCTGGCGTTTCTGCTTTTTCCTCACCCACAAGATGAGAAACCTCAACAGGATACGCAATATTGCCCATCAGAGCAATAACGCCGCTCTGAATACGATAATAATTATTTGGAAACTTCATGTTGTCATTATTGAGTCGGCAAACACGCCACCCATCACCATCAATAACAACATTTCGCTGGCTATATTCCTTGGTAAAATCCCAATGAACGCCGCCATTAATAATGGGCTTCATTCGGAAATAATGAAAAACCCTAATAGCCTTCTGACTAAACTCTTGGAAATCATATTGCTTAACAGCAAAACTAATCTCCAGACCATTAGGCTCAGTAGTGTCTGTAGAATGAATAAGATTCAACGTAGGCACACCCGCATCATCAATAGCAGCAATATAAGTATATTGCTTACCATTGAAATAAGAGGTTGTGGTAAAACTCTTAGTATAAGCAAACGGACTCTTAGACCCTAGACCAAGACAACCCACAAAATCGTTACTATCATTCTTATTGCTAGCACCATAAGTGGTATACAGACTCTCCATGTCTGCCTGACTAAGACCAGTGCCGTAATCACGCACACTGAAATTAGGATCAGCAGCAGTTGGCAACTTTACAAGAAAAGGATTTTTGTTACCCGCACCAACATGAGAGTCATAAGCATTTGTGGCAAGTTCACGAATAACTGCCATAACCTTGTCGGAATACAGAGAATCCGACAGAATCTTAAACATTTTACTGGTTTGAGCAATCGTAAACTGATTCGACGCACTAATACCAGCACTGTGAACCTCAACCGTTCGATCCGCAAGTTTCATTTTGTTTCTCCAAGTGTCCTGTGATGCTCCTAGTATACATCGTCATTCCGCGTTGTCAACATTACGCTTTCTGGATTGCAAGATTTCTTTCGTTTTCATTGTCACAAAAGTTCCCGCAAACGCACCTAAAAATAATGGAATAACATAGATCATGTTTTGGCTAAAACTAACCACACCAAATGCTGATAAAGAAGTTATCATTCCAGCCATAAAAGATGACATTAAATTTTGTCTAGATTCTATGCAAAGTATATAATAAGCATAAAACATATCCAATATAAAATATGTGACAAATATAATTAGAGCAGTATTGATATCAAAGTTGTTCGTCGGTATCATCTTCCCAAAAGTCATCCTCTTTTGAAGCCCAAGATTCGTCAGAGTCATTATCGAAATCATAATTTTCTTCTAAATCTTCATCATCTTCTGCCAGCATAATGGTGAAATTATTTAGTATTTCAAGCATCATATCTACTTTAGCCGACATATCCTTAACTTGTTTTTTAATATCGTTTACTTCTTTTAAGATTTTTTCATGATCTTTTTCCAGATTTGTAATGTCTCTAAAAAATAATTTATCGGATTGATTAATTTTTTTAATTACGTCATCAAATTCTTTTGACATTACGTTCTCCTTATTTAAGGAAATATTATCTCACTAATTAATACACCTAACTAAGACAATTACATTCATACTTTTCACAGTAAGAACATTTTGGGCCGGGATCGGGGTTTGCCCAAGCATTAGCATTACCATCAAAACTTTCTTTGCCAGTATCTATACAAACAACCTTTTTCTTCCTACCTCTTTTGACCACTCCCACATTGTACCAATGACAATCCCAAAATTTTAAGCCGGTTTTATTGTAGATTTCATCAACAAGATATTGAATATTAGCCATGCTAATCTTAGTATTAGCAGCATGGGTCTTAGCCAATTCAGTAATGTATCCCCAATCGCTAGGGTCTGGTTGATAAAGATCATCCTCTTTTGCGAATTCTAGTTTACAGATTTTGCTATAGATTTTTGGTGCAAGATCGAACTTGGCTAGTTTTTTGTGATATTTGTATGACTCTTGTGCCTTCTTTTTATTGCGAAATTCTTTGAATACCAAATCTTTTTTATCTTTGATAGGATATACTTGGCAATATCCACCCTCATCAAACCAATCACTATAATCTATTAGATAATCAGAGTTAATCATAAGTTTTATCTACTATAATAGAACCCATAATTTCTTGAGCCACATGAATGGCTTCATTTAAGTCAGATGTTTCACACAACTTAATTGGGCCTTTTGGAATATCAATCCAGTATGATCCATAAACTCCATAAAAAACATTTCCTAAAGCATGATCGTGCATTAGAAAATCAGTAGCGTCATGGAAAATATCCAAATACCATTCCCCATATTCATCCTGAACTTCTTTTACTGTATCAACTAATAGAAAACGAAAATTAGGGTGTTTAAAATCTGGATCACTATGAACTACTCCTCTATAAAATTTATTTGGTAAACTTACCATAGTGATTGTATCCCTTCCAATCTCCGGTTAAAAATTCTTGTCTATTAGAATAGAGAGGCACAACTTTCTCATCGGTGTTATGAGGATTATCCGTTATTCTCAGATCGTAAAGATCGTGCCTTTCATTTATAAGACCATAAGCAACAGGATTCTCAAACACAGCAATAAGTTTGTTGTATTCTTGTTTTAGTCTGCTAAGTTCTTGCTCACAACTAAACCATCGTTTAGAATCACTACTATCTTCTCGGAGTTTTTGTAGTTTATCTTTAGCGTTATTTACTACAAAACGATCAGCACCATTTGCCCAAGCAAATTCGATTAGAAACTCAATAGGATCAGAATTTTCGTTCATAAATTATTCCTTGTTTAAGTAGGAGTGGTGAGAATCGAACTCACACTGTACGGATTTTAAGTCCGTTGTCTCTGCCTTTGGACTACACTCCCATATAGTAATCGACTACAACAATCAAAGTTTGAGGTTGATTATGCTTGTGTGCCTCATCCATTTAAACTGTTGTAGCCGACTACCAATGATTTATAATATCGACTCTCAGCCGTTATTGTGAGCCTTGAGGCGACGAACAATCTCAGCCATAGCCTCGACATTATCAACTGTCTTGGTAGGCTTTGCACGTTCCATAGAAGGAAGTTCAATACCCTTCTTGGACAAAGCAGCCTTTGTACGAGCGTAACGAGCCATCGTACTAGCAACCTTCTGACCAGTCTTAGTGGCAATTTCAGCATAAGTCTTGGACGAATAAACCGCCTCAAGAAATGCCTCGTCGCTGCAACGAATACGGGTCTGCTTCTCAACATTAGTAACTTCAGCCATAATCAACCTCCAAATCTTAAACAACCAACCGTCTTTGCGAGTCAGTCACGCGACTGATCCTCTCGCTTGGACTCTTGTATTCTATCATCCTTTATCGGCTTGTCAACTGCCCAACTTGAATTTTTTTGTTTCTTACCAAAAATATTTTCCCAGTTATTTTCCCAAACTGAATACGAAACAGTTTTTGGCCTTCTTTTATCACCTTTACCATTACTCATTTTAATATTTCCGATATGTCTATGTTTTCAAAAGTTTCAGTATTTTTACTAATAGTTATTTGTGTGGCGTTTTGTTGTGTTATTGATGATAATTTATTTGTGTAATTAATAATTTCTTGCAGAGTATTTGCACAAGACGGTAAGGATTTAACTATAAAATTATTATATGTTTTATATGTAGATATTTCTGCTATAATTTTAGAAATAATATCATCAACTATTAATAATATTTTTGGATCTTCTCTATATCTATTTACTAGTCTTTGTGCTATCCATTTAAGGTAGTCTAAATCATTTTGGTTTAACATATTTAACTTTCAAGCACAAAACTCCAGTATCTACTATCTTCTTTCTTTTGAAGATTGTCCCAATAGAGACAGCGAGCGATATATGGTGGAATCTTGTGCTTACCACAATTTACCACCCAATGTCGTTCCATCTTCTTGTAAGAATCGGTTCCGCTCTTACTCTTATTATACTTCAGATGTTCCATATCGTAAAGGCGAAGTTGATGAACATCACCACACAATACTCTAGCCTCATTGGGATGAATCATTTCAAGAGCAAAACTAACTTTAGCCAAACCAATACCATTAATCTTGTTTACGATTTCGTCACGCTTCTTAACATGACCCTTCTTAGTGGTAAAATAGAAGTCTTTAGGATTGGCCCAAAACTTTGTGGCAAAATCCCAAATATACTTTGTACGATTATTGTGTAGACCGACGCCACTCTTGTGGAGTTTTTCTCTCAAAAGATTCTCGTCATCAACCCATTCGTTGAAATTCTTGATAGCATTGTATCCTGCACAATTACCCTTCCATGTAGTATGAACGCTACAATATGCAAAAAGATAACGACGAAAAATATCCTCCACGTTTTGCGGACGCACACTCTCCCAATATTCCTTATATGAAACTACCTTGTCTTTAGGAAAAGTAGCAAAGAAAATATCGGCCTTGCTCTTATCAAGAGTTGTATTCTGAATCGGAATAACAGTGTTTTCAACAATCATGGTTTTCTCCAATGGGTATGCTACGATTCTACACTACTGGTATCGGTTTGTCAAGACTCGTTTCTTTAAACGGTTCTCGCAGCACCGTGTAGAATTTTAAATGTGGGGAATCGTAGACTGATGCCACCATCTTGGTTCTTAGTTTCTTCAAAATACTGTACTTCAATAATCTTTCCAAGAATCTTATTGGGATCTTGATAAAACTCTTGACGTTGTTCAATAGAGAATCCGCTTCCAACTCTCACAATATATCCCTTATGTTGAATCATCACACAAGAAAGCATCGTTTCCTCATGCTCTTTACCATTAAGAACATATCTAAATGGCCCCATTTCAACATCGACTACTTCATATTCATCATCAAAGAAACTTTTAAATTTTAGAAGGTCTTTGGATCGCTTACCTTTATATGGTTCATCAGCACGAAGCATCAAACCCTCCCAATCATATTCCTTGGCTTTGCCTATCCACTCACTAAAATGGTCATCATCTTCGATAAGTTCTTGACCAAGCACACTAAGACAAGTACAAGTATTATCTCTCATAACTTCTTGTAGATTATTATAGCGAATAGAATAAGGACGATTCTTCACACCCTTCTTGCTATAGAATTCATCATGCGAGATCATATCAAAAATCTTATAGGAAGGATTAGGAATAGTATGATCCTTCTTCTTTAGTTGTTTCATTACTCCTTGGAAATCTTCATTACCATCATCGTCAACCAGACAAAGTTCACCATCAAATACTACATTTGTAATGCCAAGAGCCTTAATACCATCAGAAACAATGCCAAGAGTATCAAACTCTTTTCCTGTTCTGGAGTAGAAAATAGCGTCACCATTACTATCAACAATAGCAACGCATCTAGCACCGTCAATCTTTCGGCTAACATACCAACCATCTTTCCAATCTACAAGTTTAGGTTCGTACTTATCTGCCAGAGCAACACTAAACTCTGGAATATGGTCAGGAATAGCCTTGTTGATAATCTTGTCACCAGCACGGGTTTTCAAATCCTTGTCGATAATGCAATGGATAAGTTCCTCATAGTCTGGATAAACATCCACAAAGGCATTTACTGCACCGATAGCATCGTGACCAGTTATAACACGATCTCTCAAGTCATTAAGAAGCAAGAAAATATCATAATACTTTTGTCCATCCAGATGACTCTTTTTCTTGAGATTATCGCTAGTAACATTATATTGCCACAACGGATGATAGGTATAAAGCAAAATATTCTTGGTGAAAGATGCTGCGGCACTATTGTGTCCGCAATAATCCAGAATAATACCTTCTTTATCTTTAGTGCTACTAGTGGCCCTAAGATCACGAACCATTCCCATAACATAATCAAAATCGTGAATCATCCAAATAGTCTCCTGTGTTTAGCGTATTCTACCATACGCCAATCCTATTGTCAAGTATCGACAGTCTAGTGTTGTTTCTTGAACCGTTTACTTAATTTTGTGACTAAATCGCTTCCTGCTGTTGGGAAAAAACATGGCAGAATAGAATGAACTATCAGATATAACCCAGCCAGTAAACAGCACAGCCCATAGAATAGAGCAAAAATAAGATGCTCAGTATATGTCATATTATTCTCTTTTAGATGTTGAATCCATTTTTTGTAAAGATTCATTTTGCTGATTCCTATTTTTTGTCATTATCAAATAGTTTACAGCTTTAATTACACCATCTAAATCGTCTCCTAATTTTCCCAATCCTGTGTTACAAGGCTCACACAACCATCCCCTAAAACTATCATCACTATGGTCATGATCCAAGCACCATTTGCGTGGAATTTTTCCACAACATTCACAAAATTCTGGTTTTGTTGGAGCCTTTTTATGAAGTTTACTTCTTACTTTACTATGTTTTTTAATGCAATATCTACATCTACTATCCAGATTATCTTTATACATACTATGTTTGGGAAAACTTTTAAGGTTTTTCCTCTTGCCACAGTAAGTACAATTTTTTCTAGGCATAATGGAGGCGGGGGAAGTCGAATCCCCGTCTTGTGATAACTTTAATATAACCTCTACAAGTTTATTTTGTTCATAAATTTTGAGAAAGATTAAAGAACAAACAACATTCATCTTTCCGTACCAACTAATCTCAGGCTAGAACCCGCTGGCTATTCTAGCAGCCGAAGGATTTTACGACAATCTTTTGAACGCTACCTTCATCGCTTTCTAAGATTGTTGCTGTTATTTAACTAAGCAGCAAGGGCTAACTGATTTGTGCCAGTTAAAGCATTTGGTAGATTTTTAAAGTGGCCTTTCCACCAACCACTACTTGCTAATTATACCAAATTTTATCCAATCGATACCGTTACGCCCCCTTATTATTATACACAAAATCTTTGTTTTGTAAAGTCTCTAGTTTGAGATAGAGATATTCAAAAAAGACTTTATACATAATCTTTTCTTTTCTCAATAGTTTAATCTCCTCATGCTGAATAAGATTAAAACCAAAAGACATAGATAAAAGACCAATTATCATTACATAATATGGCATATGTTTGGATCTGTTAGACATTATTTTTCTTTCTAAATAGGGCGTGTAGGAGTCGAACCTACCTTTTGAATACCTTATAAGAGTATGTGCAACTACCGGCTGCAACGCCCCATGTTTTTGTATTATACCTTATCGACCGATCCCTGTCAACTCTTGAGTTTGTTTTTGTTCTACAAAATTTCTATAAATGCCCATAACTATACCACTTGTTGTGCCAACATTAAGAGAGCGAACACTCCCGTAATTAGGAATAGTAAGAATAATATCTGACTGATCCAAGATGGTATTCGATAGTCCTCTACTTTCTTCTCCAAATAAAAAAATAGGTTGATTAGTATTGTTAAATTTGTAATCAAAAAGATTTGCTGTTTTATGACTGTATTCGGGAATATTATTTTCAATAGCAATAATAGTCCTACCAGAGCATTGTGAAATAAAAGATGATTCATCTTTATGATGGTATACTGGAGTATAGTGGTGTGTTCCTACGCTGCCTCTTTTATCCCATTTCTTTTTACCAACATAATGAACGCTGCGAAATCCAAAAAAATTAGCATTACGAATCATTGTGCTTAGATTAAAATCTCCACCAATATTAATCATAGCAACACTAGCAGGAATACTATTACTATGACAATACTTAGCAATATCTGGGATTGCCAAATCTTTTAAACTATCAAGCACGTTCATCTTTTTCCAATTTTCTTTGTAAGCCTTTTAGTTCTTGTTCTAATCTAACAATTTTTTCATACATATCAGAACAACGCCGACATATCTCAGAACTGAT